TGGTACATGATTAAACATAATATTTACTTCTTAATATCAATCGGCTTTCCGTTTTTGTCCTTATGAAATCTATCATCCCACTTGGACTGGTTTCGTCGATATTTGTATATGATAGTCTTTACTTTCTTAAAAAGCAAATCCTTATACTTCTTCAAGTGCAACCATAAGTCTTTCAGCACGATTTGGTACCTGTTTGTGCCAACGACTATCTCTTCCTTCAATTGCTGCCTGTTTCCAGTCACCTGCTTCAACTGCTTTTTTCATGTTTTTGAACTTACCAAGTCTTGGTGCTCCCATGTTAAAACACATGTTGATTAGGACTCTCTGTACAGTATCAGGATAGCTTTCGATATCAGGATATACTTTCTTCACTTCCGTGACGAACTTTTCTACATCAGTATCGAATACTTCCCAGCAACGATCTTCAGATACAGCAGTTCCTACAGCTTTACCATGTTCTTCGTCATCTTCTGTGACGAGGTGTCCGATACCAAATGTAGGATAACCGAGATGGTCGTTGTATATTTCGAATTTAACTCCTTCATCGCGAATGAGTTCTTCTCTTAGTTTCTCTCTGTCAAATGACATTGATTTACTCCTTTGTTGTAAAATCTTTATAAAGGTGCCAGGGATGAAATGGTACAACTTTCGCATTCCTGCGAATAGCATTCCTCTTACGAAAACGAAGAGGTTGTTTACCATTTACTGCTCCACTTACACCTTTAATTTCTTTTTTGCTTTTTTAATTGCAGCAATTAACTTTGCTTTGGTTTGTCTTTTGTCTAGTTCAACACCAATCTTACGACCAAGTGCTTCGAGCTCGTCTTTAGTTTTCTTTTCAAGATACTTAAAGTCTTCTTTATCAAGAACACCATCTTTATTTGTATCAAGAACAGGAAACAATTTTGCTCCTACACATTTCAACCAATCAATAACTTTTTGCATAATATCTCCTTTTAGTTATTTTGTATTAATTTTTGAAAGCCAACCTTTTACAGTTGTTTCAATCCAACTCGCCCAAAAGGGTTGTGGAAAATTCCAGCCGATGAAAGCACCAACTGCAATCCAGAATAGAATATCTAACATTATCGTTTACTCCTTGTTTGTTTAGGTTTAGCATCTTCAGATTTAATCTTAGCAATGATATATTCTTTTACTAAGTCACTTCTGACGATGTCGTTTACTGTAAACTCGACACGAGCATAACTATTCATATGCCTTACTATCTCCATGAAATTAAAAAGACCTTCCCTTTCGGTGCCCTTTCTTAAATCAGTTTGGCGATAGTCGCCACAAAACACAATACGAGAATGGTCGCCCACCCTTGTAATAATTGTGTCAAGTTCCTCCCAGTTTAGATTTTGACATTCGTCCACTATTACTACAGTGTCATCAAATGTTAATCCCCTGACGAAAGATGTTGAAGCAAAATCTAAATTGTGTTGCGTCATCAACCTATCGTATGGGTCAGGATAAACCAGATTATCTACTTTCTTAGCGAACAATGCCGATGCTATATGTTTATATGGCAGTTGATATTGTTCTAGCTTTTCTTCTAGATCTCCTGGCAAATGACCAATCTCTCTACTTTGTACAGCAGATCGAATAATCAAAACTTTCTCAAACTCTTTATTCAGTACAGACTCTAATGCTTTATACATCGCAATATAAGTTTTACCTGTACCAGCTACACCATGAGCCATAATGATTTGTTTACTTTTATCATTATAGAAGTCAAAAAACTTTTTCTGACTATCGTTGAGAGGATCGACTCGTTTGAGATCGGCGATCTTCAACTTTGCTTTAGCAGATGGAGCATCTGCTTTTTTCGCTCTGGGCATATTAAAATACTTCTGTGTTTATCTTACTTCCAGGATTTTTAGTTCTTACTCTTTCAAGTACATCTCTAAATCCTGTTGCTTTTTTTCTAGCATCTGTTCCTGCTAGGATACCTGCTTCTCCGATATTTGGTGCAGATATCATAGATTCCCAATCTTTATTGGTTTCTAAATACTTTACTTTGTCATCATAACTACAAAATAATTCTTTTACTTCGCCAGTCTTTTTATTTTTTACATTATATAAAGGCATATTATACTGCTTCCTTTAAAGGTTTACTGAGTTCATCCCAGTCTAATTCATAATCACTATCACTTTCACTGTATTTCAGCACTCCTAGTTTTTCATATCCAGGAATAACTTCTTCAGGAAGTAATCCAATTTTTTTCAGGTTAGGCATTATTCTACTGAACAATACTTCTTGAAACTGTGTTTGAAATAAATTTTCTTTTGAATATTCTTCAGTTGCTACTAAATCTAATCCATATTTTTTCCATACTTCAAAAGGTCTTAATCTATTTCTTGATACTGTACATGCTTCAAGTGCAAACTTAGCACGATCTAATACTTCTTCTTCTGATAAAGTTTTAACAAACTCATGTAAATAATTAATACCAAAAGTCACATGCCTAGCTTCATCTCTAATAATTAATCCAATCATCTCTTTATATACTGGGTCACGACTTGATTCTTTTGAAGCATTAAATGCTGCGAGTGCGAGTCCTTCAATAATTACTTGCATTCCGATAAACTTTAAATCCCATCTTGGGTCAGTAAGTATTTTATCTAGTAAAGTTTTCAGACCAGTTCCTATTGGCCAACTCGTTTTAATTCTTGTCTGTAAATATTTGTTAAATGCTTCTACATGTCTTGCTTCGTCAAAGGTTTGACTTGCTGCATACAACTTTGCGTTGAATGTTGGAGCACAGGATGCTAACTGACTTGCTACAAGTAAAGCACCTTGCTCACCATGTAAAAACTGACTAAGTGCCCATGCGTTTTGGTCATGTAAAAATGCTTTTCGTTTCTTTGTATCCCAGCCTTTATACATTTCATGTTCAGTCCATTGATTATCTTCAAACTCAAACTCTTCATCAGTGATACCTTCAAACTCTGGCGACCAATCAACATCAACCTCTACATTCCAGTTTAACTCCTTGCCTAATTCATACAACTTACGAATGCGATTATCTTGTACTGTATAATCCCAGTTATATGAGCCAGTCAGTGGAGTCTGAAATATCTCGACAACATCAGTTGGTTCTAGTTTTTTTGGATATTCACCATCGAAATCACGAACTTCTTTGGGTGTGGTAGTCTTTATAATTTTCATTACTATATTTATAACTCTTCTATCGGTGGTAAGTGTTTCTTTTTATTAGGCACAACCTGACTTCTATACTTGGGTGTGCGTAGTTCTTTGGCAACAGGGTCTCTACTCCGAATATCTTTTATTGACTTGCGAGTGTTTTTCTTCATCTGCCCTTACCTTTTTAATTACATCTGTTAGTTTCGCACTCTTTTTTAATTTGTAATAATCTATCGCTATCTGTGGTGCGTCGACATTTTCAGTTTGTCCAGACTCTACCATATGTAAATATTGTGTATAACTTTTTACTGCTTCCTCTTCAAAATAATGTGTCATACGATGAGCAGTTTTAGGAAAGAAAATATATAGTAGTAAATAAAAAATAATAAAAATAAACTGAGCAAATAAAACTATGTATCGTTCTAACCATGATGGTTTTGCGATATCAATAAAAATCATTAGATGCATTCTTTCATTCTCAGCTTCATCCATCATCTCGCGAATCTTTGGACCCAAGCCACTCTTCATCTTACGAAGAGATTTCATATGTAGCCAAACACCAGCAACCATTCCAGGAACTGCAGCAACAGTTTCTAATACGACTGCACGATGCCCATACCTTTTAGCAAAAAAAGTATCGGCTATGAAACGAAAGAACATAGTCATGCTCTTCGCAAACTTATCTTTAATTATTTCCCCCATTCATTTAATGTCCTATATGCATCCCTAGTAATACCCCAAATCCAAATATGAGCCAGTCAAACATAAAGTGCATGATAAAACTACCAACAAAAATAGTTTTCCAATGGCATTTACATATTTCTATTTGTTCACTAATTTTCTTCATCATGATTAAAGTCCTGTATCATAGGAAAAACTTCTTCAATAGCATCAGCACATTCACTAGCTATATCCATGTGTTCTTTTTGAGTACCATTTGCAGTTCTTAGATCTATATAATGCATCCATGAACGCAATGTTCCATTCATATATAGGGTACTTTCAGTCATACCCTCAGGCAATATGGCTCTAGCTTGTTCTTTGGCTATACCTTTGCCGAGTGCTTCTGTATATAATTCCTTTACTCCTCTAATAAGTTTCATCTGTTGCATATTAAACCATTCTACAATCTCACGATCTTCAAACTCTGTAGAGTTCTGTCTGTTCTTTTTATCTTGCTCTCTAGCTTTACGAGTAGTGTAATCATTTGCTTCAGCATATCTTTGACTAAATTCCTGGAAAGAAAAACTTCTATGTCTCAATATTTGTCTAGCGATATCTCTTGTAGTTTTAATTTCTAAACATACTGATACCATTTCAAATGGTGACCAGTGTTTATGCTTCATCAAATATTTGAGTAGCTTTTCAGAAGTTTCTTCATTCGCTTGGTTCGATGGATTAGATACTCTTGCGCAATATGCAACTTCCTGTAATAAATCTCCATTTTGTCCTTTCGAGTATGATATTAATTTAACTGGCATAACAAGCATTTGTTCCGTGTACTTCATCGTACCATGTAGGAACATCCCTCTTAGTCCATTTAGCGAAGTCTGCTTTGTATTTAATATAGTATTGACGATAAGCAACTATGCTATCATTATGTTTCACATCCTCAGGCATCGCTTGAGGAAATGGTGTTAGACCCTGTCGTTTAATAGCTATGGGTGTAAACATCAATGCTTCACGCAGTAGTGTATCAGTTTTGTGTACTCTACCATAGCGATGCGTATATTCATCGCAGAGTGCAGTAAATAAATTGTATGCCCACATATAATTAGCATCAGTTTCTCGTACCCATATAGCACAAGGATGGTTCATCATGGTAGCACGATAAAGTACATTTTCCATATTACTATTTTCCATGAGCCAATACTTAGTTTCTGTTTTACCTGATACCGATGGTCGTTTAGTTAGTTCGCCATCAAGCATACGATGGGCAGTAGAAAGTAGTTGGGCAGTTTCTAGTATCATTTTAACAACATGTTTGTCACAATGTTGTTTCGCAGCAACCACAGGATGCTGATGTAATGCAAAGATATTCATGTATTATCTCCTTCCGTGTAAGACGCAGTTTTCTGCATATCAAACACACCTTTCTGTTTTTTTGGTGGTGCGTTTTTATCTTTTACGATCTCACCAAGTCTATAAGTTTTTATCCTTTTATCTTGTAATGTAAAAATGCTCATAGCAACTATCGCCATAGCCAATGGGGTTAGTATTACAAGATATCCTTGTATTTCTTCAATACTCATAGTTTCACCTATTCATCTGTAGATATATCAATAGATTCTTCAAATTGTTTTCTAGCTTCTTTGCGTTTCTTTCGTTTATCTAGACGCATTTCAACATCTACCCAAGCGATAGCACCACAAATAGTAATCAATCCGATAACTATTAAACTATCTAATATAGTCATAATCATGTTATAATTCTAATTAATAAAAACTTAAATGTCAAATCCATCAATATATGCCTGTAAGTCTTCCATATCCTGAGTTGACAGGTTTGCTGCCTGTCCCCACATTAATGCTGACTGGGCACCTCTAGTTTCCCCAGCTTTATATTGCTCTAGCATCTTAACAATCGATGTAGATCCAGATAATTTTGGACCAATACCACCCTCGCCATTCATACCATGACACATATTACAATTAACATATTTCTTAGCACCTCTATCAGCTGGTGTTTCTGATTGCATCGCTACTCGCTTTGCTTCAAGTTGCTCAGTAAATGTACCAAACTTATTATGGTATTCTTCAAGACACTCACCTTGGCATCCATGAACATCAGTATATCCTTTGACATCTGCGTTGGCGTATGCTAAGTTCAATATCCAAAACAATCCTATACTTCCGACTAGGAAAGCAGTTATTCCTTCTCTCATTTTATCCTATGGGGTTATACTCTCCCATCCGAGTTGTTTAATTTCTGGATCTACTTTAGTCATCACATTAAGTAAATCTTGTTTCTCTAACTTGAACACTTTGTAGAATTCAGGATCGTGTTCTTTTATAGACTCAGTATTATGTATAAGGTCAAAAACTTTTATCGTTTGTACTTCCTTACTACCTTGAGCAAGATGGTCACGATCCATTGCTTTTCTAGTAGCACGATTCCCATCTTCTGGCTTTGATACATCAGTCAAACCTCTAACCAGTTCGCTAACTTTGTCGCCAAAGAATCGTGCTATTTCTTCATGTGATGCAGGTGTATCTTCAACTACATCATGCAATAATGCTGCCATGTACATATCCTCAGTAGTATCTTTGTAATTAATTCTTAATAATTCAGCAACTGCTGTAGGATGTGTGATGTATGGCTCGCCAGTGTACTTTCTCTTTTGCCCAATATGAGCATTCTTCGCATAAGTACCAGCGAGATTTATTCTTGGGGAAAATATGCCTTTAAACAAATTTCCGTCGTGCTTTTTAACTGGCAACTGCCACCTCTTGTAAATGTCTATCGGCGATAACCTTTTGTAATAAAGTGAGAGTATCAAGTACATTTTTATGACCGATACCAACACCACCATTATCGTTAAAGTAATGAACACAAGTAAGTTGGTCATCAATTAAGATGTCACCATCTTTACCGAAAGTTCCTTTTTCAGTTCTACCTTTCACGAAATTAGTGACCAAGTCACCCAAACCATTTTCTAACAACCATAACCTTTTTTGTTTGCAACTTTCAGCAAACTGGTCATCATATAATGTATGAACACTAGATAAAATTTGGATTTCATAACCATGCTTTTCAGCAATCTGTCTAGTAGAATCCATCAATTCATCCATGTTTACCATTCTAGGAAGTTTGGTAAATAGTTTATTCTGCATAACTTCATCACGGAACTCTTCATATATAAAAGAGTGCCTTCCATTTCTGAAGTAATAGTCGTCAAAGTTGGCTAATACACCATCCATATCGACATATATTATTTTATTATCTTTAATCATACAGTAATTCTACTCCATTTTTAGACAAATGTCAAGTAAAATCGTCTATTTTTTTAGATTAAAAAGTTATTAAAAATCAATTACTTATAAACTTTTTAAGATTAGGTGGTGAAAAATTCTTACTTTTAGTCACTTTTCCTGTAGATTCATCCTTTGTGAAGGGTGTTTTTGAGTAGTTGGAACGACCAACTTCTGCGAATGCTTTAGTTAAATCCCACCCTTTCGAGTGAGCATATCCAGCAGCAACCCAGATTAAGTCGCATACAGCATCAAGCTGTTCGACTTCATCTTTCATTCCATATGCTGCCATGAATTCATTAAATTCTTCATCAATTAGATTAGCATATAGTTCTGCTTGTTGATTAAAACCAGTATCGGCAAGTTCTTCAGATGGTGCTTGTTGACCTGCTATTTCCATCCATTCCTTTACCATATCAAATGGTTTTTTACTTTCAAATAATTTACTTATTCCAGCCATGTTATCAATCCCAGCCATGTATTTGCTCCTTTGGTACACCAGCTTCTTCCCAGTCTGCCAGTTTTCTAGTGGGGACTCTTCTTCGTTGTCCAGTTTCAGCATTAACCACTTCGTTTGTGTAAAGTGGTTCAGTTCGTATATCTTTCATTGCAGTTGGTACTTGGTCTGATAGTTTCTCATATTCTTGAGCCAATACATCGTATGCCTGTCTCAAGTTTTTTACTTCTGCTTCAAGTTCCAATATCCTTTTCTTATCAGTAGGATCGCCAAACATATCCATTTGTTCTTCAGTCATCTAAGTTCACCTCTATTACTTGCGACATACATTTACCACCAAAGCCAAACGAATTATTTAGCATCGTACGAGTACGAAGTTGGTTTGAGTACATTTCATTCTCACGAACTAAAGTACCATGTACATCTATACTTGATTGTTCTAAATTTTGAATATGTGGAACCCAGCCTTGTCTCATACTTTCAATAGCATAACATCCTTCAAGAATACCAGATGCTGCAAGTGTATGACCGATTTTACTTTTCGGTGCCCACATTTTAGTTCCTGGCATAATTTCAGTGACTGCTTCATATTCGATTGGGTCACCAGCGATAGTACTTGTACCATGAGTACATACATAATCAACTTTATCTAAACCAGCATGACTTAAAGCATCTTGCATAGAAGTACGAGTACCAGTTCCTTCTGGGTTTACCATATCTACTGCGTCACTTGCCATACCTGCTTTGTGTAATTTAGCATATGATTTACTTCCAAACTCTTTCATCTTTTCTTCTGATTGTAAAATCATACATGCTCCACCATCGCCCATCAAGAAACCTTGTCGTCTATCATCAAAGGGCATTGACCAGTTTGCTAATGCTCCTAAACAAGCAAAGTATTTAATACCCATAGGGAAGTTAGCACAGTCACCAGCAGTACAGATAACATAGTCATACTCATCTACTAATCTCATAGCATAATCTATATTGACCATACCAGTAGCACACGATGCGAATGTAGCAGTTGATAAACCTTTGAAGCCATAGTAAGATGTAATATGCATACATCCCATATCAGGAATCCTATTTACTGCTCTACGAGCATTACCTCGTTTCATGTACTTAATATATTCAAAGTACACATCGATTCCTTCAGTATCATTTGAAACTGTACTGGCAAGGGTTGCTACTTTAGGACTGCGTTCTATACCAGCCATCTGCATAGCTGACTCAGTAGTACTACTCATCATCTTTTGAGCATTGGTCATACTTCGCCACATCTTTTTGTCAAACCCTTCAGGCATAACTATACGATCTTCATCATGCATAGCACCACGATGAATTACTAAGTGGAAAAT